TGCCGAGAATGTAACGACTGGGTTCGTTCTTCATGGGAAATACACCTATTATGCTCGGTATGTTTAGAGTGTTTCCACGAAGTAAGAGCAGTGGGCGATATGAATACTAGAGATAGGATTAAAGAAGATTCGGACTGAAAGGGTTTTGAACCAGTAGTGGCAACCAGCAAATATGACGGAGGAAGCCACCACTTCTCGGTTGACCCCAGAGCAAGCGAAGGAAATTGCTCTATTTCCAGACCGTTGGTCACAGTATTTCAGAACTATTGACGGCAAGGAGTTCAGTTTGAAAGAGCGACCATACCTTATTGAGATTTATAGGCACTTCGGGGCAACTGAGAAGTCAGATACTACCAAAATGATAATGCTAAAGTGCAGTCGAAAAGTCGAAAAAACTGAAACGATATGCAACTTACTTCTGTACGCTTTACAGAACATACCATACTTCAATGCGGTCTATACTGCACCTAGACAACCACAGGTGACTAGATTCATTGAAGAACGGTTCAATGGTGCCATGATGAGTAGCATTAACGGAGGGTGCCTTCTCAAAGCCAGATTGAAGTCCAGTGTAAGCCACCAGACATTCGATGTTGGGGCTATGTCTTTGAATCACCTATACGCATATTCTAACTGGGGTGACGCTCATGCACTACTGGGTATCGAGGCTGATTTATGTTGTGTTGACGAATATCAAGACTCTGACGCTGATGTACTACCTATGTTGGTTGAGATGTTGGCTCAGTCAGAATACAAGTGGGTTGTTGTTTCTGGAACTGCCCGTGAGCAGGGGTCGGAGTTCTGGAAAATGTGGGAAAAATCCACTAAAGGAGAATGGGATGAAGATGCCCAGAGGTGGGTACATGGTGATAGCAAAGCGAACATTATCGGCTACCATATATCCCAACTCATGCACCCAGACATTAGCAAGGCTGACATAGCACAGAAGAAGGAAACATACACTCCAAGAAGATACGCCAATGAGGTTCTGGGTGAGTTCTGGGCGGGTACATCTAAGCCATTGACATTCGATGAGGTGTTACCTTGTTTAGACCGAGATAGAGGTGTTGTTAGGGGCGTGAGTCCACCAAATCAGACCTACATGGGTATTGACTGGGGAGTTCAAACAACCGTGGTCATAATGACCGAGGAAGGTGAAATCGTAAATGCACTTGAGTTGGATTCCAGAGAAACTGGAGAAGGTGATGAGGTTGAAATCATCAAACAACTTATCGAGGATTATAACTGCGTGCAGGTTGTTGCCGATATTGGATATGGTGCAAGACAGGTCAAAGAACTTCAACAGGAGTTTGGAGAGCGAGTTAGGTCATGTTACTATTCTTCCAGACCTATGACTCCGTTCCAGTACAAGCGGAGGGACAACAATCGAAATCTAATCTATATGTGTGTAGTTGATAGAACCACATATGTTGAAGAAACGCTAGAGGAAATCAAACATGGCAAGATTAGATTGCCTTATGATGATGAATCACTCGATTGGGTTATTCATCAGTGGTGTAGCATCACATCATCGGCTGAGGCAGACTCCAAAAATACCAGACCAGTTAGAGGTCAGACTCTGACTAAATATGGTCGAGATGGAGATGACCACGCATTCCACGCCCTTCTCTATGCTCGGATAGCCAGACAAGTAAATGATGGTGGAGAAGTGTTGGAGATGAGAACCTTTGGCGCTTGACCCATTCATCATCTGTCTTAGTTTATTGGTGTACACTTGGGTAGCATATCAAATGCTCAAGTTAATTTACAATGTTTTATTCTCAACCCCTTTCGTAATAAACCAGTTAGTTAAGACAGACGAACATGCCCGAAGCGACAGCGTCGATGTTGGAGATGATTCATCAAGACATAGTGACAATCAGGGACAACCATCTGGCGCACATAGCGGAGGACATAACTCAAATGAAACTGGAACAAGTGACGATGAAGAAGGACTTGGAAACAGTGATGACATTCAAGGAGAATGTCGAGAAGAATATGAGCAAAGCAGTGATGAAATTATCAGCGATTTTAGCATCCGGCCTTGCACTTATTCTTGGAGTACCAATGATATAAAAAAGGGGAAATGGAAAATGGGTCATAGTAGTTTTCAAAAGTCAACAAATGATAGGTTAGTATGGGTTATTGGTGTTCCATCAATACTGGCATTCGTAGGGTTCGCATGTCTTATTATTTGGAGAGGACTAAACGACCCATCTTTGCTCGATAGGTTAGAAGAATACGGTATTCTTCTTGGGTTCATAAGTGGCCCAGCCCTTATGTTTATGAATAGCATACTTGAACTATGGAAAACTGAACAGAAGAACGAAGTTGATGCCATACCGGCCACCGTTGAGGCTAACTTACTTCGTGAAAAGTCTGAACATGAGCATCAAATGCAAATGGCCCAAGCCCAACATCAGCACGAAATGAAGATGGCTGAAATGACCTTGAAAAAGAAGTTGGAAGCAGGGTCAAAGGATGATTAGGACTCTAATTCATACCAAATATAGGCAAACTGTTATATAGGCGAAGCCTGTACGGTCAAACATGCGAGATAACAACCGTGACTACGCCGTACCAGCAAGTAGGGCACAGAATGAAAATGAAAGCCAAGTAAGGTTCAGAATGTTTAAGGCGGCAACCGAAAGTTACAACCAAGTAATGGCAGACAAAAAAATTGGATGCTACAATGTTGAAATTAGTTGTGAGATAGACATTTCAGAGTTTGATGTTGATGTTAGAAGTGAAATGAGAAGGACTGTATTTGATGCAATGTTCTCAAGATTCAGAGCCGAGGGACGATATGGCGACATGACAATGATTTGGTATAACAATGCTAACTGGAGTCGAGATACATACTGAGGTGATTAAGAATGAATGATTGTGAATTATGTGGAGAACCATACGCTGACGAACATTATTTGGATATGAAACCTTTAACCAATGCTCAAAAGTGCTATGGTAGTATATATGTCTGTGAAAAGTGCATTTGTGAAGGTCTGATACTACGCCGAAAACAATTGGCGAAAGACTTGAAACTCACTTTGGTGGGTCAAATAAACATTGACGCTTAAAGATGTAGGCGGCATGTTTATATAGGGCAGACCCGTAGCATGGGTATGAGCAGATACACATACTGGAGTTCTAAGGCAATTGAGATGCTGTTGGAAGTTAAAGACTACGAATGTAACAAGGTGGTATTACCTTTGGAAGCACTATTTGGCCTAGAGTCAATTGATGCACCAGTGATTTGTCATTCTTCTCACATTGACCCAACAGGTAAAGAATTAGTTGTTATGTCAGCCGATAAGGGCTTGGATGCTTTTGCTCTAAGTGAAGTTATGGATGATGTTCACATTAGAAACTTCGTTTGGGGTGAACAGTATTGGTTCTATAAGAGCGCTAAGAAAACCCAGTGAATATGTAGGCGCTATGTTTATATAGGGGAAGCCCCTACGATATAACATGGCAGAAGCAGTGACCACAGAAGAGATGAGAGATAGTTTGAACCAACTATGGGGAGAGGAACTATACAGACTATACCAGCGTGAATTAAGCGGTGAGTTCGGTAGGAGTCAGCGAATTAACGGAGAATGGATTTCCCGACAAGATGCTACCTTTGAAGAATTACAGAATGAGATTAACGAGCGATACAACAAACTCACTCTTACACTTGTCTGAAAAAACCAAATGGCTTTTAACCATGCGTGAGTACCGGCCTATATGGCAGAGCGTAAGCGCAGTAGGTTTTGGCCGTTTGGTGGACGCAACAAAACAGTTGCCGTCCCAAGTAAGGTTGACACTGATGAAGATGTTACCATCAAGGCTCTGGCTTCACTGTCAAAAATAGGCACACAAACCATGCCTCATAGGAATAACCCACAGTCTGCTAACCCAGATGTGTCCTATGAGTTAATTAGGGCCATCAGCCTCAAGTCTGAGGTCGTTAACGCTATTCTGAGAAGGACAGTTGACGATACTATGGGAAATGGTTACAGATTTGATTTGGCAGATGGGGTGGAGGAAGGTGACAAAGCCCAACTCAGAGTGTTACAGGAGTTCTTCAAGACCCCGAATCCAGACGATATGGGAAATGAATGGTTGGAGTCCCTAATCTTTGACCTAACACTCTTTGGTGACGCATATTTAGAACTCGATGGTAGCACTGATACCAGTTCAAACGAGGGTCAAGACTGGAACTTTGGAGGCAACTTGGTTTCTATTTGGAACATACCTGCTGATACAATCAAATTGATACCAGCGGCGAGGACTCCAGAACCACCTAACATGGCGTACATACAGACTATTAGGGGAGATAAAAGACGCTTCACATCGAGTAAAGTTCTTCACATTTCAAAGTACAAGCAGAACAGAGCCTACGGTTCTTCTCCGCTTATTCCCCTATTGAATACAATAGCAGGTCATTTGAATCTATCAAACTACATCAATGAGATGTTCACTGGAACATTGCCAAAGACGATTCTGAATGTAGGTGACATTAGTAACGCTGAAATGAAAACAATGCTTGCTATGCTTGAGCAACAACTCAGCACTGGTAAATCACCATTCGGACTGGTGGCAGTCAACGGAGGTTCTGGTTTCCAGACACATAGGTTGATTGATTCTGTAAAAGACGGACAGCACTTGGATTTGTTGTATTATTATCGTGAGGAAATATGCGCTGTGTTTGGTATTCCACCAATGAAACTTGGTTGGGTTCAGACAGGTAAAATGTCTAATCCAGAAACTCAACTAGACTCTTGGTATGATGTTGTTGAAGCGTACCAACATAGAATCGAGTCTATGATAAATAATAAGATACTTCCACTACTAAAGACCACAAATTACAGGTTCAAGTTCAACTCAATTCGACCTAGTAAGGAGAAGGTAATGGCTGAGATTATCAAAGCACAAGGAAGTGGTATTGCTCAACTCAGACAGGAAGGAGTCATCAGTATCAATGAGGCTAGGAACTTACTTGGCTTGGAGAGAATTGATTCTCAAGATGCTGACGACCAGTTCTTCTTATCGCCAAAACTGACAATCAACCAGAGGCAGAATAGTCTTGATGAGTGGGAATATGATGAAGATGAGTGGGTTATGAAAGCCGAAGTGTCTGCTAAGGTCAAAAAGGCACTCTCAGAGAAGGCGGAGAAGCATAATGAGTCTGTGACTGCCAGTACCAAAAAGACAAGCACCAGAACGCTCATAGCGGTATTCAAGCGTGGTGTGGGTGCATACAACACCAATCCCGCATCCGTGAGGCCGTCTGTATCGTCGGCTGACCAATGGGCGTATGCTAGAGTTAATTCATTCTTGTATGTTCTAAAGAACGGCAAGTTCAGAGGTGGCAAACATGACACTGACTTGCTACCAAAAGGTCATCCACAGTCCAGTAAGAGTATCGACTCTGATAGCGGGGAGGAACACTCCAAGCGTGCATTAACTGTGAAGGATAGAACGCCACCACAGGGCGTTAGAGATGCTTGTAAGGCAGGTATCAAACTCTTTGAAGATGGGTTTGGCGGCTCTGGATTAGAGGCTACGACGGTCAAAGAAGCCAGAGCAATAGCCAGAGGTGAACCAATCACTGTATTCAAGGCTAACAAGATGATTAGATGGTGGGGCAGAAACTCCAGATTTTTAGATGAGGAAAAGGATAGTCCAGCGTGGACTGCGGCTCAGTTATGGGGTGGTCGTGCTGGAAAATCTTGGGCGGCTAAACTCAAGCGTGCAGTTGATGC